TGGTTTAAGCACCTCTTGCGGATCTGCTGGTGGCGGAGGTGGAGGCGGTAGTGGTGGTAAAGGTGTTGCTGGAGCTGCTGGTAATCCCGGCGCAGGCGGTAACGCAGGAGCAGCAGCAAATACAACTACTGTGAACTGCGTTAGCGTGACGCCCGGTAGCCCATACCCAATTTCTGTTGCAAGCCCCGGAGGGCAAGTTACTATTTCTTGGAATCCACAGTAATGAACAAAAACACTGTTAAAAAAAGACTTGAGCAACTACAGCTTGAACAGAAGCTGTTTGATGCCGAACAACAGCTACGTAGCGCAAAAAGCAACGCAACACGTTCTAGGTCAATTAACGTAGGCACTGCATTTGGCGGTGTTACAGAGATTTCTATGCGGGGCGACGCGGGCGAAGCCCTTTGGTGTTTATTGCAGCCAGTAGAAGCCATTGAACTTATCCACCAACTTGCGGCTAATGTTGGGTGCCACATTGCAATCAAACCACGCGAAGACTTCTCAAGTTGGCGCGGCTGGAAAGTGACGGAAGAAGAAAAACTTCGTTTAAACGGGCATCCACCATTTGCAGGGCAAGTCCCAACAGCAGATAATGTAGGTGCAAGTTTACCCCCGCCCGAACAACAACCGGGTATGAAATTAAATAGGAGCAACGATGATGTTGTGGCAACTAAAAAAACTGTCAACCGGCGAAGCACTAAACGAGCCGCAAAAACTCCCTGAAAACTGGGGGTCTATCTTTGGCATGTCCGGTATCCAAGATCGCCTTGGCGATTTGTCTTGGCTTGGCGATGCTTATGTAGATCAGGGTTGGTTTGTTGTGGGCGACGCCCCAGCAGGCCCCGTGCCTTCTTCAGCCGCTGAAATTGAATGGGAACGCGCCAAGGGCCTTTTGGCCGCATCTGATTGGTCTGTGCTTCCTGATGTGCCCATGACTTCTGGCGATAAGGCGCTGTGGATTGAGTACCGCCGCGCTTTGCGTGAGGTTCGTTTACAAGCAGGATTCCCTACAAGTATTGTGTGGCCCGCTAAACCTGCATGAACAAATACTTGATCCGGTTTAACAAAAGCCGTGGGCAACCGGGTCGAGGTTCAGAAGAGCATGTTTGGCGTGTGTTTGAAAACGGGCGTGAAGTTTTAGCAAAGCATGTCCGTATCCAAGTGCCGTCTTGGAGCGAAGCCGATGGGCCTGATTGGAACATGGCGTGCACAGGCACGATGCTTTTCTTTGAAGACACTGATACCGTAGTGATCCAATGATGCAAGACTGGGCCGAAGCTTTTATACTTGCGGCTGTGATCGTCGCCTTCATTGTGTGGGGCACGTATACGATACTTTGGATGTGGGGGTAAAATGATTGACATTACCAAAGCAATTGGAGCCGTTGCCGCTACCGTTGCCGCACTAGGCGGCAGTTACACGCTTGCTGATAAGTTTGGTTGGTTTGACCGCGCAATCATTGAATGGTCGCCTGAGAACTTTAAGATTGTGGCAGAGGCTGGCAAACCAATCACCGTCACGGTTGCAAGAATAAAGAAGCGGGACGACTGTTCTGTTGAGAGTTTTACGCCAAGCATCCGTGATGCGGCTGGTATGGTGCACGAAGCCACTACCACTGCAAGTAAGTTCAGCGGCCCAGCAGGGCCAGAGATCGACACATTCACCTACGAGTTGACAATGGTAGGAAAAGAAAAGATTGCCAGTGGCAAGGCTACTTTGCTGGCAACGATCAAATACAAATGCCCTGAAGGGGAGCGTGTTGTGCAATACCCTCGTCATGCGAACCTGTCATTCATGCTCAATTAATGAGGAGTAACTATGTTTGAAATCTTTGGCGGTATTTTAGGTGGTGCATTGGGCGGTATCTTCCGCTTGGCTCCTGAAGTTTTAAAGTTCTTTGACAAGAAGAACGAGCGCTTGCATGAGATGGCTATGTTCAGCCGTCAGTGCGAGTTAGAGCAGATCCGTGGGCAGCAGAAGTTAGCCGAGATTGGCGCTCAAAGAGAAGCCGCTATTGACGTTGGTGTCATGGATGCCTTTAATGCCGCAATCAACCAACAGGCCGAGATGGTCAAAGCGGCAGGTGGCTGGGCGGCTAGTCTGTCTGCATCTGTCGAGATGGTCAAAGCGGCAGGTGGCTGGGCGGCTAGTCTGTCTGCATCTGTGCGTCCAGTCGTTACGTACTGGATTCTTTTAATCTGGAGTTTGGCGCATTTTTGGTATGCGTGGACAGGTTACCGAACTGGCCTTGACCCAACTGAAGTGTTTAAACTCTTTATGTCTCCTGACTTCTCGGCTCTCTTGGCTGGAACAATTAACTATTGGTTCCTCGACAGAACTCTGAAGCAGCGCGGAATATGAACCTAGAACTAGCCGCAGAACTGTGCCGCAGGTTTGAAGGCTATCGGGCCAAGCCCTACCTTTGTCCGGCTGGTGTGGCTACGATTGGCTATGGTTCTACCTACTACGCAGACAAGCGCAAAGTGACTTTAGAAGACGCACCGATGGATGAACCTACGGCAAGGGCGCTTTTGATGATTGAGCTTGAGCATACATACCTGCCCGGTGTTCTGCGTAATTGCCCCGGCCTGATTACTGATGTTCGTAAGTGCAATGCCATCGTGGACTTTTGTTATAACTTGGGCACAGGACGCTTGCAGACTTCCACGTTAAAGAGGAAAATCAACGCCAATGATTGGGAAGGGGCAAAGGAACAACTGATGCTCTGGACTAGAGGTGGCGGCAAGGTATTGCCGGGCTTATTAAAACGCCGCACGGCTGAGTGCGCTTTGCTGGATTAACAGATGGCACTTAAAAAACTTGTCTTGAAGCCGGGAGTTAACCGGGAGAACACCCGTTATACCAACGAAGGTGGATGGTATGAGTCCGACAAAGTGCGGTTTCGCCAAGGTTCACCCGAAAAGATTGGCGGCTGGGCACGTATTTCGGTATCTACATTTCAAGGTCTGTGCCGGTCACTGTGGAACTGGATTACCCTAGACAACTTAAACCTGATTGGTGTAGGCACTAACCTTAAGTTTTACCTTGAGTTGGGTGGCAACTACAACGACATCACGCCTATCAGGGCTGGGGCGATTCTTAGCAATCCTTTTGCTACAACAAATACACTTACCTTAGTTACAGTAACAGACACTGCCCACGGTGCAATCACAGGGGACTTTGTAACCTTCAGCAACGTAGCGCCTGTGGGTGGCCTTGATTTAAACGGTGAGTTTTCTATTACGTATGTAGATGCCAACACGTACACAATCGTAGCTCCTACAGCGGCAACTTCTACTGTAGCGGCTGGCGGTGGTACGACTGTTAATGCCATCTATCAAATTAACACGGGTGACGCATACGAGATTCCACTAGCGGGTTGGGGTGCTGGTACATGGGGAGCAGGAACTTGGGGCTTTGGTGGTACATCTACCTCTGCTCTGCGTTTATGGAGCCAGAACAACTTTGGTGAAGACTTGGTGTATGCCTTCCGTGGCGGCCCAATCTATTACTGGGACGCTGGTTATGGTGTAGACCCATCTTTGGCTACGGTGACTATAGCTTCTCCTGCGGTAGTTACTGCCGCTTTTAGCTTGCCAAATGGCTCCCCAGTCATCCTTACAAACACTGGCTATCCGTCTGCGTTGCCTACGGGCTTGTCTCCCGGAACGATCTATTACGTTATTAACTCTAGCGGTAATACATTTAACCTAGCGGCTACTGTGGGCGGTGCGGCTATTACTACAACCGGAACGCAGTCTGGCGATCACTACATCATGCCTAATGGTGTAAATATCACTAGCTTGTCCGGCGCATCAGACTGCCCAACCATCCAGAACTTTGTCTTTGTATCTGACATAAGCAGGTTTGTGTTTGCGTTTGGCTGTAATGACTACGGCTCAAGTACTCAAAACCCCATGCTAATTCGTTGGTCGGATCAAGAGTCTGTGGTCAACTGGACACCCTCTGCTACCAATCAAGCCGGTAGTGTTACGTTGTCCCACGGCTCAAGCATTGTGACCGCCGTTCAAACCCGTCAAGAGATTTTGGTATGGACTGACTCTGCCATTTATTCTCTCCAGTACATTGGCCCGCCAGTGGTCTGGTCTAGCCAGTTGATGGGTGACAACATCTCTATCCTTGGTCAGAACGCAGCCACCCAAGCTTCCGGTGTCGTGTACTGGATGGGCGTGGATAAGTTCTATCTGTACGATGGTCGTTTACAGACACTGCCATGTGACTTACGTAGATACGTTTATCAGGACATTAACCTACAGCAAAACCAGCAGGTTTTTGCCAGCACCAACGAAGGCTTTAACGAAGTTTGGTGGTTCTACTGCGCGGCTGGTAGCTTGGTTGCTAATCGTTATGTGGTGTACAACTACCTTGAAAAGGTCTGGTACTACGGCACGATGGAACGCACAGCTTGGTTAGATTCCGGCTTGCGTGATTACCCCATTGCCGCTACATACAACTACAACTTGGTCAATCAAGAGTTTGGTTTGGACAACAATGAAACAGGAACGCCAGCAGGTATCGAGGCTTACATCTCATCTGCCGAGTTTGACATTGAAGATGGTGAGCATTTAGGCTTTGTCTGGAGAATGCTCCCTGACTTGACGTTCTCAGGATCAGATGCTTCACCAACTCCGCAAGTTACGTACACTTTGTATCCTATGCAGAACTCAGGTTCAGGCACAGGCACGGCAGTAACTGCTGGCGTTAGCAAATTAACTGGTGCATCCTACACGGTGACTGAAGGCTTTACGGGGCAAGTCAACACACGGATTCGTGGTCGCCAGCTTATCCTAAAAGTTAGTTCTAGCAATCTAGGAACAGCATGGCAGCTTGGCGCTACCCGTATTGACATCAGACCGGATGGCAGACGATGAGCTTTATCATTACGTCAGACTTTGAGTTAAACAAGGTAGCTGCACCTAACCTGCCGCTTCCTTTGGCTGAGTACGACCGGGTATATTTTGACCAACTACTAAACGTGCTTCGCCTGTATTTCAACAGGATAGACGCTTTGACAACCCAGTTGATGACTTCTGGGTCTATTGATCCTAGCAACATTAACGTACCTAACGGGCTGTTCTTTAACACCGCAGACCAGACGCTTGCGGCTGTTAATACGGGCTACCCCATCACGTTTAACCAGACTTACCTTAATAACTTTGTAGCCCTACAAACCGCCAGCACTTCTAAGATTGAAGTGGCTGTTGCCGGTGTCTACAACTTCCAGTTGTCGGCTCAGTTAAAAAGCACTAACGCATCTGCCAAAGATGTGCAAATTTGGATCAAACGCGGTACAACAACGATTGGATATTCTTCCCATAGGTACACGATTGAAGGTTCAGACAACCACATGAATGTTGTTTGGATATTTGACATTGACTTGGCGGCCAATGAATACATTGAGATGTACTGGGGCGCAGACGATACTGCTGTGACAATGGAAGCTATTCCTGCATCTGCGCCATACCCTGCTGTTGCTTCGGCGGTAATGGCTGTAAACTTTATTGCGCGGTTGCCTGACCCCCGATGCCAATCCTGATGTGAACGCTGAGTTTGAGCGTTTTAAAGCACGAGCGCCTAGTAAATGGACGCCAGAATCTTACGTCGCATACCATTACCGCAACTACGGGAGGAATGAAAACCGTGCTGGGACTGAAGGCTTAACCAAAAATATTGACACTCTTGCAAACCAAATTCTTGGTCAAAAGCTGACCTCCCAATGGAAAGGTCAAGGCTACGGTTCTGCTGAAGCAAATGCCAAAGACATGGCTACCATCCTGACTGGTATTGGGATTACCGACATTAAGCAGTTTGGTAAGGTTACAGCGTATGAGCCGGTACAAGAAATGTACAAAACGTATAACGGCCAACAAGTCATTACCACGACTGATGAAGAGGGCAAAACTGTTAGCTATATTCGCCAACCAACAGGAGAATATCAATACGACTGGGACACTGGACAACAGTACCCCGTAACACAGTTTGCGCCAGTTCCTCCTGACGCAAAACTTGGGTCTGTTTATGGTCTGTATGTCGGCTTCGACACTGTTACTCCAGTTGATCAATCAAAAATTACATTTAAAGATGGAAAACCTGTTGTTGCAGTTGGTGAAACTTTTGGCAATAAAGCTACTGGTCAAGCAGTACCCAATACATACAGCGAGCGCCAAACAGGAAATGCTTGGGGCGGTACCTTTGCTGGAGATGGTAATACTGGCTATCGCGTGCAGTTTACGCCTGACGGCACCCCTATTTTCTACACCACGTACGCCTCGTCAAATGACCTTGCAAACCTACTAGAAGACCTTGGCCCTATTGGTCAGATTGGTTTGGCTATTGCTACGGGTGGACTGTCTATCCCCCAACAGATTGCTGCACAGATGGCAATTCAAGTTTTAAGCGGTGTAGACCTTGACGACGCAATTAAAAACGCGGCGGTCAGTTTTGCGGTAGCGCAGATTCCCGGCACAGACATCATGAAAGAAGCCAATAGCTTTATCAGTGATCTGGGGTTGCCAGTAGAACTAACTAAAACTTTGAACAACGCTGTCCAGACTGCAACAGTATCTGGCGCAAAAGCTTTATTGACTGGCCAAGACCTTAGCGATGCCGTGGTAAAAGGATTTACCAGTGGTGGATTGAACGGTGCGGTAAACGCACTGTTGCCCAATATAGAGGGGTTTAAGGAACTGAGCAACACTCAGAAAAAACTGATTTCCAATGCTGTAGTTGGCACGGTATCTGGCAAACCGTTGGATCAAGTTTTAATCAACACCGCTATTTCTGCCGCAAATGCTGAGATTGCACAGCAAAGAAAACTAAACGCTCCGTTAGACGCCAAAGCCATTGCCGAATTGACGCCCGAAGAAAAAGCCGTATACGACGAATACGGAACAAAGGGCCTCAAATATACAGCAGACATCACCAAATTACTAAGCGGTATTGATGCTGGGGCCAGCGAAAACAAAGACAGCGGCCTGAGCAATCAAGACATCTTGGACATGATCTACGGCGGCACTGACGCCGGTGGCAACATTACAGATACCACGGGTCTGGATACGGGGGAAACTATTCCCGGCGGCACAGATGGCACAGAAACGTTAAATGTTACCGGTAATAAAGACGTTACCGGTGTTGATACTTCCGGTAATAATCTAACCACAAAAGGTACCGATCTTGGTACCGTCAATGTGACCGGTTGTGGTGAGGGCAAAGTCCGTAACGCAGCAGGTATATGCGTAAATATTGACTGCGGCGAAGGTAAATACTGGGACCCCGTTACCAAGCAATGTGAACTGAAAAAGATTGAAACGGTTGATGTTACAGATAAAGGCACCGACAAGGGCACCGTTACTGTTACCGCTTGTGGGCCGGGTAAAGTGCGTAATGCTAAAGGCGATTGCGTCGATATTGATTGCGGAGAAGGTAAGTTTTGGGACCCAACTACAGGTAAATGCGAGCTAAAGAAAGTTGAAACTGTAGAGGTAAAAGGTGATGGCACCGATACCATTACGGTTACCGCTTGTGGCGAGGGCAAAGTCCGTAATGCTCAAGGCATATGCGAAGATATTGATTGTGGCAACGGCAAGTATTGGGACCCGGTTACCAAACAATGCGAGCTAAGGAAAGTTGAAACGCTTGTATGCGGAGCCAACCAAGAACTAAGCCCCGATGGGCTAAGTTGTTTAAATAAATGCGGGCCGGGATATACACGGGGTCCTGATGGTATTAGCTGCGTTAAAGACGATGAGATCGTAATTAAAGCCTGTCCAAGCGGCCAACAACGAAATGCTGCGGGCAAATGTGTACCCATTGATTGCGGAGATGGTAAGTACTGGGACCCAGTTACTGAACGGTGCGAGTTAAAGAAAATTGAAGATAGTACGCTTGTATGCGGAGCCAATGAAGAGAAAAGTCCTGAC